TAAATCTCTAATAGAAAAAGCTGATGTTGTAGTAGTAGCAGAAGTTCCTTGATAAGTTCCAAGTTCTTGTGTTACTGAAATTTCTCCAGAACTATCAAAGGCTAAAATTTTATTTGCTCTATTTGTTGCACTAACTGTGAACTCCGTAGAAGTCATAGTATTTGCTCTTGAAATTTTTATAGAACGATCAAGCTGTTCTTGTAATTCTTGAGAAATAGATAAGTTTTTATCAAAAGCGGTTTCCAATGAATTAGCTGGAAGGTTATCATTTTCAATTAAATCTAAGGTTTGAGTTTGTGTAGTTGATCTTCTTAATACAACTGTCTCTGTTGCAAGAGGCGCTGTAACAAAAGTTACCGTTCCACCAGCAGCTTCATTTACTCCAGTTACTGCATAATTAGTAGCAGCAGTTCCAATAGCTCTAACGCTTTCAGCTCCAGTAGAATTGGTTTTAACAATTACTTCGATGAATGCTGCATCAGCAATTTTAAAGGTGTAAGTAAATGCTACAACTGAACCGTCTCCGCTGTAACTGTTTTTAATTGTAGTAGTTGATATTGTCATAGTTGTTTATTGGTTTGGTTGTTATTGATTTTCAAATATTTCCATAAATCTATTTGTTTCGTCTTGAGATCCTTGAGAAGCTCTAATTTTCTTTATTGCTAATTCTTGAGCTTTAATTTTTATTCTTTTAGCATATGAGCTATCTTTAAATTCTTCAGTTGCTTCTGTTCTTGCTTCGCTTTCTATTTCTTTTATTCGACCTCTTTGATTTTCACGAATAGTCTCTTCTGTATAAGTTTTGTCTTTTAAAAGTTTTTCACCTTTTTGTTTTAATAATTTTCCAGCAAAAGTTTCAAGAACCGAATATTCTTCTGAATTTAAAACTACATTAATTTGTACGTCTTGATCCAATCCAAGATCTACAGCTATCATCATTTTCTTTTTGATCATGCCTGGAACTATCTCTAACTTTTCATATTCTTTAATTAGTGGATGAACTTTAATACCAGACAGCATTCCTTGCTTCATTACTTCATCACCTAAAAAGTCTGTCTGAACTGGTAAATCATTTTCTAAACCAGGAATTTTTTTCTTAATCATTTCAATGAAAGAAAGATTTAATTTATTAAAATCGTCTTTATTAACTAAACCCCACTTTTCACTATCAACTTTTTCAGATCCTAAATCGTTAAATTGATTTAAGAATGTTGTATAAGGAACTTGACCAGCCATCATTTTTTTAAATTCTTTCATAACAATAGGACCGTCATTATCTGACATCTTGATAGAGGTATAAACGTCAACCAATCTTGCTGTTCCTTGCATGAATGCGGAGTTACCAACGTTATCACCTATGGATAAAGCATAACCTTGAAGAAAATCTTGTATGTCATCCCAGTCGTTATGATCTTCTTTTAGTTGACTTAACAAGGCACCAAGATCAGCAGCTACTGAAGCAATCAATACTGCTGGCTCAAATCCATTAAAACTTAATTGTAAATCTTCTGCTTCTTGAACGCCTAAATATTCTGCTAATTTATCTAATCCAACAACTTCACCCCACTCATCATTTAAAAAATTATGAAATCTAAATGACTTAGGTTGTTTGTTAGAAGCTTCTCTTAATTGATAACCTTCAAAACCTCTTTTATCTGGATCAGATCCACTAAATTTTCCAAAGTAACCTAACGGAACAAACGCTGCTAAAAAAGCCCAACCCATAGCATGTTTAGCTTTTGCTAATTGTTGTGTTGCTCCACCAGCTTTTAAATCATCTCTATGTTTTTTAAGCAGTTTACTTAATATCGGATTTCTTTCAGTAGCAGTTCCAGCTATATTTGCTGGTGTTCTTAAAAAAGGAAAATACTGACTAGATAGAATACTTACACCAGATAAGAACCTGGTATTTTTAAGTTCAGAAATAAAGTTAGCAGTATCACCAATAGCATCACCTCTTTTTTTTAAAGGTGTTTGAAAAGTTCTTTCTTGCGCAAGTTTAAAAGCTTGTTCTGTAAATTCTTTTGGTGGACTTACAACTAATGTTGCTAAAAATTCTGGAGCTTTTTCCATTGTTAAAGTTCCAGCTTTAATTGCTGCTATAGTTTCTCTATAAGCTAATGCATAAATTTCACTTATATATGCACCATTTTTAAAATAATCATCACCATTTTGTAGCCATCGATAAGGCATTCTGTCTCCAGTAACTACTCTACCAACAACATCTACAAAAGTTTTTAATGGACCATCATCCATTCCAAAGGCTTCTCCAGAAAAAGCATTAATATCATGCTCTGCTTTAGTTCCAGCTATTTGACTTTTAAAACCAGGAAATTCTTTGTAAACTTTTTTAGCTTTTTTAAATGGACTTTTAAGTGTGTCTTTGCTTATTAAATTTAATTGTTTAAAATCATCTTTTAATGTTCTCCACATCGCAGTTGTTGCCATGTGTTCAGCAAATGCTACAACTTCATTTTCAAATTCTGCAACACCGTCTGTAACTTTACCACCCCACCTTTTGACAGCATAACGTCTTTCTGAACGTTGCATTGTTTTAAATATCCAGCTACCTGCTATATTCTTAACATGTGTCATAGTACCAAATAAGATATTGTTTAAAAATATCTCAATCATCGCCTTATTACCTTTGACTAACCAACTCTTCTCTAAAAATTTAACTTTGTTTTTTATGCCAGGTGTTCTTAAGTAAGCTTCAGCAATATTTAAAATTTGATCTTTACCACCAGCTTTTAATAAAATTGCTTCTCTATTTAATCGATCTAAATTTAGATTAGGAACAACTCCAGTATCATAAATTTGTCTATAACTTTGCAATGCTCTACCAGCTTCTGCTCTAGCACCAATAAACATTTTTTGTAATTCAGTAACTACAGCGTGTTCTTGCATAAAAGCTAAAGCATTTGCTGAAGTGTCTCCGTTTTCACTTCTTAATACTAAACCTAATTGTTCAACTTTTTTATGTTTAGCAATTAATAACCTTGTAAGAGCTTCAATTTCATAATCAGCTAAAGCAGTACCTGGTTTCATCTTTAAGAAACCATTTGTTAATTTTGCTTCATCTACACCTAGTATTGCAGCTAATTTACCTTTGGCTGTCCAAGTCTGAACACCTCTTGTTTGTGTAACAACTTCTTTAGGATCTAATTGTTTGGCAATGATTTGAGCAGATCTAAAAACATCATCACTATTATTAAGTGTATTAATATTTAAACCATCTACAATCTTAGGATCAACATCTCTTGTTTGTCTTAAAATATCATCTTCTTCTAAATATTCTGTAGCATTAATTTTATTTAACTTTGTCTTTTGTGGAAATTTTTCATTAAAAGATTTAAGTAAATTAGTACCTTTTTGAATTATTGATGGAGCTAAAGGTTCTTCAATAGCAACTGGTGGTTCTACATAACCTACGTCAGTTGGACTTAAAGGTTTTCTATTACCAGCATTAATATCATCAATAATACCTTGACTGTCTTTTATAAGATCAATTGCTTCATCAGCATTCTTTAAGATTGGCTTTATCGGTTTTGGTTTTATTTTCGATATAGCATTGACAATAGCTTTAACCATTAATTAATTTTCCTGTGTTTGTAAAATTTTTGAGAATATTTGAAGATACTCTCTATTTATTATTATTGTGTTAGATTTGAAATAGTATTGTTTCCTTGACTATCCGATACTGCTTTAGCTCCAACAGCTCCAGCACCACCTATTCCTAATATTTCGAATAGTGACTGACCTTCTTCTTGTACTGATTTCTTCATTGATGGTGTAATTTCTAATATAGTTACTGGCATTTTGTTCTCTTTAGCATTCTTATAAACATCAGTAGAGAAAATTCCTTGCTTTATATCATCTGTATAAAAAGAAATATTATCATCATAAACTTTAGCGTTCCATTTTTTTGAATACTTCTTAAGAAAGCTTGGAATAGCTTTGTCATATAATTGATGTTTGCCTAAACCTGATCCAATAGCGATTTCTTTTTCTAAATTAAAATCTGTTTTATGATCAGCATTTTTAGGACTAAATTCTTCTATTTCTTTATAAACTTTCTCTCCTACTTCTTTTTTTAATTCATCAAATGTTTTTGTTAATTTAGCTCCATCCTGAGAATAAACATGACCAATTAAAGCTTCATTGTTGCTATTTTTAAAGAACACATAAACTTGACCTTTAGAGTTTTTAGAAACATTAACGGTTTTTATACCTGATGTAATATCTTCTCCATATCTTTTAGCAGAGACTATTCCTTTAGGTATGGCAACTGCATCGAAGTCATTATCGGCAGCATATCTAATTAATCTTTTTGTTGTTAATTCATACCAATTATTTTTAAATGGAAAGTCTGTAACTCTTTGATTGTCAAATTTTGAAGATAATGTGTTAGCCTTTCTTGTTGCAATAGCAAAATCAGATTGCATTTCTTCAACTGTTAAAACCTTTTTACCATTAAGATCTCTAGTTTTAAATCTAACATGAGCTATTTCTGATTTAACATTCATGTGATTTGGATTTCTATATGGAGAATTATATATTTTTGTATTTAAGAATTTATTAATTACTTTACCATCTTTATTTTTCTGTATTAAACCATCAGAAACTTGATTTGGAATACCAACATCCATTCCACCTTTTTTAATCTTAAAGACTAGCTCTGTATAATCTTCTCCGCCAGGCGCTGTGTAAGAGCTATCTTCAAACTTAGGTTGATTACCTTCAGATTTTATTAATCTTTGTTGAGCTTCAATCTTAAATTTTTCTAATTCTAAATCAGTAATTGTGTATTTAGCTTCTGGACCAGAAAATAATTCGTTAGCTTTTATTTTTCCACTTGTAATTTGTTCACCAAAATAAGTATCCATAGCATCAAAATGTACTGTGATGTCCTTACCATCTGTTTTATTAGATAGTTTATAACTATCGTAATTAAGATTGTTTTGTACGAGAGCACCTTGTTCTGCTAAACTAAAAGGTCTATTTGGTAATCTATTTTCTGGAGCAATACTTGGATCAGAAGAATTTAAAACTTTCATTTCATTTTCTACCCACTTATCCTCAAAAGCTCTTCTTCTAGTAATTAGCTCTTCTGGCATTTTACCACTTCCACCACCAAATTTTACTTCTTCAATATCAATATTGTTTTGATTAACAAAATCTACTACTTCTTTTTTAGTTACGGATTTTTTACCTTTTAAAAAATCATCAAGACCTATCCATTTAATTTCATTAGCTTTAACGCCAGGTACATTTTTAATTGAGCCAAGTATCTGATCACCAGTTCCTTTTTCTGCAATATTTTCTACAGCTTGTTTTACTGCTGAATTAAATACTGGAGTTTTTTTTGGTATGACAGCATTTACTAAAGCTTTTAACGATGCGGTTTTTTCAAAACCATATTGATTAACTGTTCCTCGAATAGCTGATTGATCATCAAAGTTTATTTCTGATTTTTTTTTTCCTTGATCAATGCCTAGATTAAATTCTTGATTAGGTTCTTCAGTATTTGGATCTACACCTTCTATAGCTCCAGCTACTGCACCACCGACTGCAAACGATGGTAAATTAGTTTTCATAAATTTAGCAGCTTGAATAACTGGACCAATAGCAAAAGCAAAAGCTGTGTATTCTAAAGTTTGAATTACCTCATCAGCGATTGCATCAATTGGAGTATCTGGAATAATACTTAATATCTTTTTAAGAGCATTAACCTCTTCTTTACCAAATTCTTGAATGAATGTGCTTTCCATACCAAACAATTTATCTTCTAATGCTATAGCACTACCCATACCAAAACCTAAAACTGTAGCCCAAATTCTAGGTACACCAGCTTTAGTTAAGCCTTCATATAATGGAATTGATACCATGCTGTCTTGAACAACAAGATTAGCAAATTGAGAAGCCATGTTAGCATCTTCTTGAATTGCTTTAAATTTTGCTCTGTTATCTTTAAAGTATTTAACTTTCTCTCCAGACCATTCCATTAACTTTTCATCGTTATTAAATACATCAGGAATTTTGCCATCTGGTCCAGGAGTTTTGCCCATAAAATCTACAAGCTTATCCATAACAGGAAGTAAGTTTGCTCCAAACTCACCAATGTTATTTGCTAATATTCCAAACGTAGGAGGTATTTTTTCTTTATCAAAACCACTAGCAGTATAATCAACCGTATCACCAATAACGCTTTGATCTACAAAATCAAATAAGTTATTACCTATTTCTTTAATAGAGTTTAAATAAAATTTAGCGTTACTTTCTTTATCTTTTTCTTGGTACTTTTTCATTGTTATTGGTTCAAGCATTTCATTCTTTTGACCAGTAAACAATTCAGTTACATCTTGTTTGTTCTCTTTAAGAATTTTAAAAGGTTTGCTATTTTCAATATCAGCTTTATTTTTAGCTGGTAAATAAATATCGTTTAATAATTCAGAATTTTTATCTTGGAATGATCCGTCTATTTCTTTAATCATTTACCTTCCTTTTTTTTACCCATCATCTCATCTAAAAGATTTGGTGCTTTACCTTCAAGAGCATAAGTAAGTTTTTCTTCAAGTGTTCCATCAACTAAACTCATTCTTGTCGTAAATACTTTTTCTAAAAAATCTATATCTGCAAGTTCTTGATAAAATTTTTCATAATTTTTATGACCAGCAATTGTTTGTCCATTTTTTTCAAATCCTTTTAAATATAATACGGCACTATTATTTAGACCATCAAACATATCTAAACCTTGTTTGTTTGATTGTTTGTATAATTCTTCTAATTCCATACCTCTCATCCATTGTGGTTTTGATATTACATTTAATTTAGGTACCAAATCTTCAAGGAATGAGCTTGAGCTTAAAACTTTTAAATAAGCATTTTGTGCTGAATAACCTTGATCAATAAACTCATGGTATTCATTTAAAATATTACCTTTTAATGTGTCCAATGAAGATTTCTTTTTAGTAGAAGATGAAGAGCTAGCATTAAAGGTACTAATGTTATTCTTAATCATATCTTCATATTTTTTAGTTTCTTTATGAGCTGGAAAATTCTTTTTGGCTCTTTCAACAATTTTTGTAAGACTTGTCATATCTTGTAAGCCAATTTTTCTTAAAATATTTTCATCTAAAAAAACAGCTCTTTTAATATCTTCTAACATTTCTATGCTTCCAGCTGAATAAAATGCTGAAGTTATAGCTCCAGTAATTTCACTATCAGTTTGTGCATCACCATCTATTAAAGCATTAGTCAGCATATTTAACATTGACTTGTTAATCATCTGATCGTTATAAGCATCAAAAAGCATTGCAGCAGTTGGAGCTTCATTTTTTAATGTTGGATCTTTTTTAAAAGCATTTACTCTTAACAACATATCTGTAAAAATTTCTATTTTAGTATTGTTGTCTTTTATTTCTTCCCAAGTTCGGTCAGCATCAAGATCTTTCATCTTGGCGTTTAATGTATTTTTTGCTTTATCTGTATAATAATCAGCCTTATCTGTTCCGACAGCTGCTACTAATAAATCTCTATTTTTAACTACTTTAGTAGGATTTAAATCAATATTACTATCAATCATTAATTCCGCTAATTGTAATTCTTTAGCTTCAGTTATTTTATTCCACTCTTCAGCTCCAAAAAATTCTTCTAAAGCTTTATTGTTTTTTAATTCGGCAAATTTATTTGCACCGATACCAATTAAATCATTATCACCACTTACTATGTCTAGCATGGCTGTATTAAACTGTTTACCAATGCCATCTTTATATTTGTAAATTGCATTATCAGTAAGATTGTTAATTAGTTTAGGTAAAAGTTTTATTTTATTTTCAAAAACACCTTGTTGAACTAATCGTTTAACATTCTCATTATATCCAGATAAATCTTTTTTCCATTTTGAAATATCCACATCTTTTTCAAATAAACCTGGAACATTAACTACATCAGAACTATTTTTATATTTATTGTAAGCTGTTGACATATCAGATGTAATCTTTGGCATGATTTCATTGTATTGATTTGTATCTTCAATTTTATGTAGATCTGCTTGAATTTCGCTAATAGCATTACCAATACTTGATATACCAGAGCCTAAGTTTGTTGCATAAGATGGTGAGATAGCTAATGCAGAAGCATTAACACTAGCGCTATCTTTTAGTTTTGTGTTGTTTGCAATTATTTGAAGTTTAGCCATTATATAACCAACCTTCCAGCTTTATTAGAATTGTAACCTATGGTCAGTAAGCTACCAGCCGCTTTAGCGTAAGCAGCATTTCTAGTTATGTCACCTTTAAATCTTTCACCATCTGCTTTTGCCATAAGTAATATAGATTGATTTTTTAAATCATTAACAGAAACTGTATTGTTATAATCTGCCATTGCTAATTCATTAACAATATTTTGTTTATTTCTTAAAGATACTATTCCTGAAGTTTCTCCAGCTCGTAACTCAATACCAGATTTAAAAACTGAAACTTTAAAATCTGCATAGGCGGTATCTAAATCTCTTATTAATTTTGGCTTTTCAATTGTTTTATAAATTTTATCTCTAACTTCTGCTTTTGCTGCATCAATTTTAGCTTGTTCTTTTGTTACAGATGAATTGTATTTACCAAGTTGACTAGCACCGTAGCCACCTATTATGTCTCCAAAAAAACTCATATTAATATATTTTCCCCAGTTGATAAAAATCTGATCCATCTGGACCATATTTCTTTTTTAATCCTTCAATTTCTAAACCGCACCATTCAGCTAATCTTAAGCCTTTCTTAAAATCTGCCTTAACGGATGTTTGTAATCTTCGAATTTTGTTTTCCTTACAAAGTTTGTCTTGTAATTCTAATATTGTTCTTGCTGCTAAAAATTTCATTTCATAAACATTCTGTGATGCTAAAACCCAGCATTCAGCTACGCCTTCCCACAAGATAACAATTCCACAAGCAAAGACTGGTTTATCATTAACAAACATTGTGTAAGCATTGCCTGGTTGTGAGTGATCGCAAATTCTATTGTCAGAATAACTAGCGTCAATTTCCATAAGCTTATCATTTAAGCCTATAGCAATTATTTGATCAGCGTGTTCTGGTAAAAAAGGTTTTAATTCACTAGCCATCGTTAGTTACAATAGTTGGATATAAAGCTAATATTGTTAATGGTAATGGCTGTTCTTGTTTAACAAAAATAAATCCGTCTGTGTTGTAATCATCTGCAAATTCTACTTCTTTATCTCCAGCTAAGAATGTTGATACTGGTAAATCCATTGCACCAGATGTCGTTCTAAATGGTACGGTTTCAAGGTTATCCAATGAAGGACCAACTTTAGCTCCAACAGTTTCAAATAATCTTAATACTACTTTTGAAATTCTTTTAATTTTTCCTTGAGCTGTGCCTTCGTATTGACCAGCTCCGCCTTCTATTCTCATTGTTTGTAATACTGAACTATATGGTAAACCCACAACAACTTTTGTTGCAGCTCTATCTAAACTTATTGCACCACTTGAAACAACTTTTGTGGCATGAGTAGCTCCATCCGCCAGGATAGATACTGTTTCTCCTTCTAAATGATCTAGTCCAGATAATGAACTAACTGCAACACCTGAATAAGATAAATGACTATCTAAAAATTTAAAATCTTCTGGAGCGGTTTCATCAAAATCAAAATCAGAAAAGCATTCGACAAAACGTCTGACAGCTCCGTTAACCCATCTTTGAGAAATGATCCAAAGTTCATCTTCGTTTAAGTCTCCAGATATTGTTGCCACACTTTCAACTTTTGCATTTTGTAGAATATTATCAACTTGCTCTGATGTATGAGCTGAAGTTAAAGAAACTACATTAACAAGATTACTATCGCTATAAAGTTTAAACTGATTATCATCTACTCTTGAAACATAATATGAAGTGTTTTCACTTAATCCACCAATAGTTGTTCCAACATTATCGTAAAATATAATATCTCCAGTTTTTAATCCATGAGCTGCTGAATAAATAACATTAGAAGATATATTAACACCTTGATAAATAGATTGTGTTGATGCTGTGCTTGGTGCAGTTAAACTAATTGCAGTGCCAGCCGCAGACAATGCAGCAGTTAAAGAAAGTTTAATTGTATTAGCATCAGTTGTAATTACATAATAAAGACTACCGCTTGATATTCCAGTAATTGGATTAACAGCAGCATAATAATAAATTGGATCATTGGTTGCTAAACCATGTGAAGCTAAAGTAATTGAGTTGGTTGTACCATTAACAATTGTACCATTAGCTGTAAAATTTATTTTTTGTTGAATAATATTTTTACCAGTATCTGATTTACCACCGATAATATGTCTGTGCCAAGCAACAACATTATCTGTTCTTTGATAAGTCAGACCAGCTAAAACTCCATCGTCTCTAACACACCATAAAATACTATCTGGTGCTTGTTGATAAGCCATTTCAGTTATTCCACTATTAGTAACGGTTTCGTTAAGAATAGTTAAATCAGGTGCAACATAACCATCACTATCGTAGTTGTAAGCTAGTTCTCTAATTTTTCTTTTAGCACGTTGTAAAAACAAAACAGCATTACCAGCTGGTTGAGCATCAACATTAGCCGCACCAAAAGATGATTGTCTTTTAATAGTTACATTTGTTGGAGTAACCGCTGCATCCGTTCCATCTGCTGATACAGAAAACTCTCCACCAGTAGTTCCAATCAATAAAGTTCTTACTGCTTTTAAATATCTAATTTTATTAACCTGGTTACTGGCAATGGTATAAACCATAGCGTCATCAGCATTTGTACCAGTTGTCATGTTTTCGTAATCTCCAGATTTAGAGAAATACAAAGTTTGTGGTTCATCAGTTGTTCCAGCAAATACTAATCTTTGTTCAAAGAATGAGACGCAAGAAGGATGACCAGTAGTGTCAGAAAATGCTCCTAAATTAAAAGCAGCTGTCGCATCAGTATTAGTAAATGCAGTAGTTATTGTAGCAACAACAACAGTCGTATTCGTTCTTGCTGTAATTATAGCTTTACCAGAATTAAATTTTAATATTCTTCCAACATCAGTTGTTTGAAATCCAGCACCACTATTTATTCCAGTTACTGCAGAAGCTGTTATATCAACTCCAATTCCAACTGAAGCAGAGGCTGGTGTTAAAGTAGTGTCTGTAGTATTTGTTGCAAGATAAGGTCCATCAGTAAAAGCAACTTCAGTTAATGTCCAAGCTGTATGACCAGTTCTTGATAGTTTCATCACTTCGTGATTTGGATGAGTGATATACATAACGTCTGCTGATTGAGCAAACTTCAATTCAAATAATTCTGCTGTTAAATACGGACTTACAATTTCATAAATTTTATTTGCATCACCACCAGAAGAATAGGTTGTAAAGTCAGATGTATCAACATCAGCTCCATCAACATTTTCTAGTTCAAAAGTATTGGTAGCTTTGTTTGATACTTTAAATGTTTTACCATTTACTTCTGTCATACCTACAACACTTGATAAAATTACAATGTCTCCATCAGCATAACCATGACTGGTAGCAGTCACTACTCCTGGATTAGCTTTAGTAATTGCAGTTACTGTTACATCACCTTCAGTAATTTGACCTTTATCCTTAAACATTCGGATATAAGTATTACCAAATTCTAAAACATAAGTTTGTGTTGTTGAAAATTCAAAAGGTATTAATCTTGTTTTAGCAGAGCTTGTTTTGACTTCAGAAATAAATTGAGTACCTACTCTTCTTGCTGCTGCACCTTGCGGATGCACCAACATATTTTCTAATGTTTTACAGCCAGAAGCATATTTTTCAAAATCAGTTCTGCCATCTAATTTTGCAGAAAACTCTCCAGATACAAAACTGTTTAGAGCAGCAGTTGTTCTAGGCATTATAACCTTGCGTTAGTAAATTCGTTAGATTCAATAGTTCCTAAACTATTTTCAGTAGCATCTATAAATCTTGCTTCTCTTAATCTTTCATCAGCTCTAGTCATGTATTGATTTGCTAAAGTTGCATTGTTAGTTATTGCATAACAAAGATCGGCTGCTAGTTGATGTGAGATACTTTCTCTTAAATAAGTATCGTAATTATTTGGATCGGTGTCTAAAGCTATATAGATTGCATAGACGGTATCTTCATCAGTAATAATGTTTCTACCTTCTAATTTATAATTTAAAGCATCCGCTATACTGTCTGTTGTACCATTGTGAATTTTTAATACTCTTAAGCAATCTGAAGGTAATGCGTAAGCATGATCATATTCAATTACTGGAGCTGTACTATTTTGAGCTAGTTGAACTCTTTTATGTAAACAGTTCCAAGCATGAGATCTAAATACTCTATTTCTTACTGGCTCATATCTTTGATTGCATAAACGAGCATTTTTAGTGTCGTCTGTTAAAGATGATATTGTTGATGCACCCAGCAAATTTAAAGCTGAATTACACATATTTACTACTGATGCCATTGATTATACTCCTTGAAGTTCCTTACATTCTATTTTGATAGCTAATTTGTTATCGTTAATTTCTTTAATTTCTAAAGTATTTAAGCTTTCATAAGCAGATTGATAACCAGCTCTTACACAAGAATAATAATCCTTAAATTGATAAGGTATTATTTTTTCTGAAAAACATTGTGGTTCTCCTTCAAACATACAGAGATGCAGAATTAGAACAAATTTTGTCATTTATGATATTGCAATCTAGGCGGCTTCCACTTTCGCTTCCACCGCCTAAAATTATTTATTAATTAACTGCGTAACTTATATCCCAAGATAAAGTTCCAGCTGTTCCGCCAGTTGCGTCAAACGTTATAGAAACATATAACATTCCTCCTGGATCTTCACTTAAGCCAGCTAATTCCCACAGCTTTTGTCCAGCTGTATTAATTGTAGCTACTTCATATCTAACGTCAGTCATTGCTGCAGCATCTGCTACTGAAGTTGCAAAAGCATCTTCATCGCCAACTGTGCCGTCATAGTTATGAACGCCAACATTGAATGTGCAAGTACCACCAAGTGTATCTGATCCAATTAAAAGTTTAGATATGGATGCTTTACTTGATATAGGTGCTAACAAAACAACATCGTCGTCTGTGCTATCGCCAGCAAGAAGTTCAACTGTACCTGAAGCCGTTCTTAAAACGCCAGCAATTTCTGCAGCGTCATTAAAGACTTGAGGTGAAGCTAAAGCGTTTGCTACGAGGTCTGTATTTCTTGTAGTCATTTATATTCTCCTATGATTATTATTCGTTGCAAGGTATTTGAACTACAGCTTTTTCTTCCATTCTTACTGCGCCTAAAGACATAGCGTAATAAACTTGTGTACTGTAACTCTTATCTGCTCTTTCAGAAATTTGAGCTTTGATGTCACTTCCGATAGCAAGTTTAATTGCATCTTCTGTGTAAGCAAAAATTAATCTGTCGTCAGTATTAGTTGCGTCGAACTTTAGTCTTGTTGACATTATGAACTCAAATCCTAAGAATGAGTTTATATCTCCTTGAGCCAACGCCTTAACGGTGTTGAAATCAGAAGATGTTACTTCCGTAACAGCTAACAGATCAGCAACTTGCTGTGGTCCACAACAAAGATAACGTTTTCTTGAACTGTCGATGTCATTGTTATCTAGGATCTTCTTCGCAGACAAAAGTTTAGCAATAGTCAAACCATCTGATTGATTTGAAGTTGCTGTTTTTTGCGTTGAAGGTAAAGGCGTAGATGTACCACCAGCTACACCAGTTGAAGCAGAAGCATTAAATGCTGTAATAATTACATCATCCATTGCTCTATTCATTGCTGCTGCTGCATTTTTTGCATAAGCTGAAGTTGGATCAACTAATGCTCTGACCTTATCTTGATCGTCGATTAAGTCTGCCCATTCGTAGTCTGAAAGGCTAACTCTTCTTCTGCTATGTGGAGTATCGATTTGAGGTGTATCGCCATGTCTTGACGTTCTCAATACCGCTGCTGTAGAACCAATTTGTTCAAAGAACGCATTTTTTCCTACAATAGATTCCTCATCCACAGAAGATCTTAGTTTGCTACCCATTTGTTGTGATAGCAAGTTTACATTCGAAGAATATTGTTCAACGAATGAAGTTGTTATGTTGATACTCATAATAAGTACCTCCTCTATTTATGTTAGTTTAAGTTAAACGGATGATTAGCTTATCCTTGCGGATCTTCCTGAAATTTACATCATTCAGATGTTAGTCTTTCCTAACGTCAACAAAGGTCTTACGATTGTCTTTGATTTTATTCATCTAACTTTCGTTAGATAAAACTTTTAAGCATCTACTTCGTTATTTTTTTTACGAATTAATGCTTGAACTTCATCAACTGATACAGCGTGTCCTGGATGTTTCTTATCCCAATATGCTGAACCTTGTTGTTGTAAAGCTGCAATTTGTTTTGTTATATCATTAGTCGTCATATAATCAGGAGTGTCTCCTTTAACTATATCATCTTCAGATAATTTTTCAGATAGATTGGCAAAAGCTCTTACTATTTTTGGATTATCTCCAAGCTTACTACCATCGGCTAACATTGTTGTATTTAAAAAGTCAGCACCTAAAGTAGCTGTGGCTAAGTTCCTAGCACCAGTTATTTTATTATCAAAAGTAGATCCAAACTCTTTACGTAGTTCTTGTTCAGATACTTTTCTGGCTTCTTCAGATTTAATATTCTGTTCATTAATTCCGTTATTAATAACATCATTATAATATTTCATAATGCCATCAGCTTGATTAGGAAGTAGTCCTAACTTAACAGCTTGTTCAGAAAAACTTTTTAAAGTATCTTCTGGTACTGCATGATCTTCTGGTAAAGAATATTTATAAGCATCAGCAGTTTCTGGACTACCTAATCTTTTATAAACTTCTTTCCAATCTTCATCAGTTGCGTGTTTATTCGGTACTGGAATTTTGTCTAAACCTACCATCTTCTGTGAATGGAGATATGATTTAACAAAGTCATCCATCTTACTAAAGTTTTGTAATGACTTCTCTTCTCTATATTCTTCTGGAATAAGAGATTTAAAATCAACAGTTGGTGTTGCTGTTGTTTCTGCTGGTTGTTCTGCTGTAAGCGTAGTTGTCTGCGTTACATCAGGTTGAACTACTTGTTCAGTTGTCTGATCCATAGATTACTCCTTATGATTGATCATGCTTTTTATAAATAACAGAACTGTTCTCTGTCCTTCGAAAAAAGCGGTCTCGTTAGTGTCGCCTTTAGCAAATGTCGTAACATTGTAAAAGCATCTTTTTTCAAGATCATCCATGACTGATTTAGCCTCGTCTGATCCAAAAACTATTTTGTAGTGTTTTATTAAATCTTTAAATTTCTGATTACTGTTGTTGTTGTTCTGCATTAGATACTGCCTGTATTGCTGGTGCTGCATTTCTAGCCATTTCACTTTCAGCCATTTGTTGTTGCGCTTCCATTTGTTGTTGTTGTGCTTGAGCTTTCTCTTCTGCTATTTGTTGAACTTCCGCATCTGATCTAATCATCGTAGCTGGTAGTCCAAGAATTTTTATTAAGTTTTTAATTAGTCCAGGAGGATCTATGTAATCCAATGTTGATGGTGCTAATTGAGATATGTTGCCAAATAATTCTAAACCTTTAACAATTGAATTAAGTTCTTCACCTCTTTGTGCAAGAGCCATTGGTGATACATACTCAACATCTATTTCTTGGTTTAATAAAATTTCTGGAGCATCTGGGAATAAACCATTTCTCATCATAATATTAAATATTCTAATAATCATTGGCTGTAATAATTCAGATTGTAATCTTCCTAATACTGGTCCTAGTATTCTCATCTTCTCTTGATTACGTTGAACAACTTCCGTTGCTGTCATGTTTCTATTTTCAGTAATTAATAATTGATCTACATGGAAAGTAGCAGAGATTGCTTTTCGTCTCTGATCTTCCATATTTAATCCTAACGGATTGTTTGCACCAATATTTAAAGTTTCAATTCTATCTCTTGAACCAGATCTATAATAATTAATAGAGCCTGGAGACATTCTAATTGGCATTAGCATACTGTCATCAGGTACTAGCAAAGGTGGATCAACTTGTTTAGCTGCCGCCTTCATACCTACTTCAACCATTTTGTTTAAAACTTTAACATCAGGTAAAGCATTCATACCTGGAGATCTTCCATAAATCTCATTAGATGCTTTTAAATATCTTGGAACTACATAAGGAAACTCTTTAAAGCCACCTTCTGAAATAATATGTCCAGCATCGTATTCAAAATAAACAGAAGTGTAAGGCATATTCTGTTTATCCATTTTTCTTGGATTGTACATATCTCTTGGTTTAACAACATGGCATAAATCAATATCGTCAAATTGAGATTTCTTAAATATGTTTTGAGTTTTTGAACTTAAGTTTTCAATACCAAATTTTTCTACAGTTGCTTTAGCAGACATTTTAAATCTTCTGTAAATACAGTTGACCATGCCTTTAGCATCTTCTGAAATATATAATTCTTTTATATGTCTTGATGAAAACCGAACGATGTCATCTTTATCTTCTTCAATTTGTAAACAAGAAGTTCCAAAAGCAATAAGATCAAAATAAGATTCGAACACCTCTTGCTGAAAGTTAGATCTTGATATTGCAAGATACATTTTATCAGTAACATCTTCTAACCATTCTCTAGCTTCATCATCTTCATTAACTACTGTTTCTTTAAATCTTAAACCAAACCATCTATTAACTGATGATGTTAGCATTCCATGTAATGAGCTAGCTAACAATTCCATTGAATGGATCGCTGTACCATCGAAGATCACAGTATGTCTTTTATCGCCTTTAGGTCTATTTAATGTAATATCGGCTTTACGAGGAAACATATAATCAGCTACCTCTTGCCAATGAACTTCCCAGTTAGATCTCTTCTCCATCAATTTAGATAGATTATTCTTTAATTCTGCTGCTAGTTTTCGTTTGTCTTGTTCTTGCATATTATCCTAATAAAGTTTTTTTACTTAATTTGTAATCTTTGGCTAAAGTTTTTTTGTTAATATTAGTTATGCTTCTACCTTTTCTTTTATTAGCTAAGAGAATTTCATCCGCTGACATTTCTGTTGTTGTTGGTCCTTTAACATTGTTAGCAGCTTCTTTTTGAATTTCACCTGGACCTAAAATTGTTGCACTTCCTGTTGAAGCTTTAGCAAGTTCTATTCCTTTAGGTTGATTGTCATTACCATTAGTAAAAGGATTTTCTTTATAATCTCTTTTTTCGTCAGCCTCATTATATCCGTAAGCTTCACCACCATAACCATCTTTATTTTTTTTTTTAGAATTACTTGTAAGACTTCTTAATATAGCTCCAACAGTTCCGCCTGTTGCTACAAACTTAGCAGCTTTCTTTACTGCACTTGAAAATTCATTTCTGTTAGAAGTTTTATTGGCATCCTTTTTAGAACCATAAGATCCATTTGATTTTTTTCCAGCTGGTCCTACTCCTCCGCCTCCTCCGCCTGTACTTGAGTTGTTACCAAATCCGCCCATAAATTATCCTAATAAAGTTTTTTCACTAATCTCTGCATCTGCATCGTTAAGACCAGAACTAGTTGTTAATATTGTAGATCTTCTACCCATTCGTTTATTTTCTGCACGTCTCATTTCTTCTGCTAGTCTTGCTGTTTCTTCAGGACTATCGACTTCAGGTACATCCTCTACTTTAGGCATAATGAATTGAGGTACTGGAGGCATCTTCGGCGTAAATATTTTGGCAATGAATGACATAATTATATAATTTGGTAACTGCTTTCAGCTACTCTTTGTAAGTTTTTGTTAGTTGTTTTATTTTCATCTAATGCAGTTGCTAATACTCTTAAAGCATCACACATATGTGAACTGAAATCGTGAACTGGTTTTGATTTAAAAATTCTTTCCTTGTCATTAAACTTTCTATGATAGTGACGTAAGGCTATTAAAAGATCTGCACAGTTATTACTATCGATCTTACATCTTGGTAAAATCATCTTAACTGCATGGATGCCATCTTCTAATAATATTCTTGGAGCAATTCTAAATCTAACTCCGAGTGCGGATGCTACTTCTCTTCTTGTTTTACCATTACTAAATTCTGTTACGTCTAAATCATGTGGTCCGTAATGAGTATCGTAAATGTAATCTTTATCTTGTAAAAATTTTATATAATGCGGTAACGCTTCGTTATCATTCTCGTAAGTTTCAATGATATTAAGTTGGTGGTTTAGCAATTGAAAAAAGATAATAGAGGTACTATCGTTATAACCTATATCCCACGCAGTATTTACTGGTAAACTTGGATCATAAGGTACTGCTCCAATATTACCTTTATCGTCTAATTCTTGAACAAGATCGCCATATATTGAGCCTTCTAAATTGCCAATAAATGAGCATTCAAATTCCTGGTTGTATTTAGCCGTACCCATTACGGTAAGTGCATTACTTAATTCTTCTTCGTCAACAATCTTTGTTTCAGAAGCTTTAGCTTTATATAGAAACCATTTAGGATCCGCTTGAGCTTTTTGATAATAATCATAAAATATATTATTCATTCCTTTTTGTGTACCAATTAAAAATAGTTTTCCTTTTCTATCCGATAAAGCTGGTACAATAACTTCATCTATTAATCCTTGCGAAACTTGAGCTACTTCATCAATTGCACAAGCATCTAAATAGATACCTCTTATGCTGTCAAAATTTTCTGATGATAGTAAAGTTATCCTAGCGCCATTAACTAAATCACAACGTAATTCACTTTCATTCCATTTCGTGCCTGGAATATTCTTTGTATAGAATTTTAAGTAATCCCATGCGATTGATTTAGCCTGTTTATATGTTGGTGCTATATATGCATATCTGGGATTGTGATTTGTATTAGTTAAGGCAGCACGAATTAAATGGTTAAGAACCATAACGGTCTTACCAAATCTTCTGTGACAGCAAAGTACAGCGTATCTATGCTTGTCTAATTCTTGATGAATGTATGCCTGGTGCTTTCGTGGCGTGTACGGAATTTGTATTTTCATTAGTGAATAGTTGGTGGTCTATCGCTAAAGTTTGAGTTCATATTAATTTTGTTAAAGACAAACTCACAGAAATCGTAAAGATCTTCTTCTTCATCAAATCCTGAAAAACTTATTAGTAATTCGTTGTTATAAGCCTTGAAGCTTATGGCGGTCACATTCTTATATTTGTCTTTGATATATTTATTCATGTGTCTGTTTGTTTTAATTACCGATGATTAATGTAATAGTGTCGGCGGTCAAAATCTGGGGTATGGCTCTTTAATAAAAACGCTAAAAAGATAGTCCAGAAATAAATAGATTGTACGACAGGCAATCGCTCTACGGTAACTACCAATGCTTATTCAAACTTTGGTGCTGTAGTGGTGCTGATTATCCTATAACTCTATTAATACTGTAACTATCGAACCTCATGTCGTGTGTGAGAACTGTGTTTGTCTAAACAATACCGACATCTGACACTCTCTTAATCTCATTCTCGAATGTCTTATCTGCATCTGGATCATTCCAGGTTATTTCTATCTTCTGATCTACTTCTATTTGTTGCTTGTCACCATAGACTGCTACTAACTTCGAAGCCATCCAACGATAATGAATTAGCTTCTCTCTTGTGATTGCAATACTTTTATTGTCTGCAGTCTCAAGTTCCGTAATCATCTTATCAAGGTAAGTTTGAGCTGCTATCTTACGAGCAGTCAATATCTTGTTGGCAAATTCTTTATCAGTTCTGATCCACTCATAAACTTTACTTAATGATGGAGAACCTTTGGTTTGGCAAATAGTAGTAAGAGGAGTACCATTCATCAATAAGGTTTCTATATCAGCTGATATTGCTGGTGTTAATTCTAGTTTATTAGACATTATTCTGTTTTAAGTTAAGTAAAGCTTTAGCCTTACCTTCTGGTGTTTTAGGTCCTGTACTCCAACCTCCATGCATTCTGCATCTAATGTTTCCATTTTTCATTCTAATACCAGAGGCTTTGCAAGGAAGTTTATTTTGTTTATTAATTGTCTGACATTGCAGTCTGTATTTGTGTCTTGCTGCCATAAACGGTTTTAGGAATATTTATATTTATTGAAATCCGTACTAGAACGGTTTTAACAAGCTATATAGTTATGATTATACAATGCAAAGATAGATAAACAATTACTATATTCTAACTTTGTTTGTAGGAGATATTATTTTTATAAAAAGATTTGGAGATTAACTAATTAAGTACAAGATAGCGTTTAATTTGCAATACTTTTTTTTATTATTCTTAATTTTATTACACAACCTACTTAGGACTTTCTCATAACGATTTCTAACTTGATGCCTGGTAAAGCCAAACTGTTTTCCAATAGCGGTCCATTTAAATCTGTTAGCTCTCATCCAAATCATTTGTCTATCAAGAATAGGATCTTCTGATATGTCATGTTCAATACTTGTTAAAGCTTCGATCGCAAACTCCCATCTAGTTATTTGTCTAGGCGTAGCTCTTAACTTTGCTAACTGTTTTTCATAGTAAGCCCAGTCACCTTGCATATAAGTAACCTCCAGCAAATTATACATGCTAGCAGCTCTAGGAGGCTTAGGACCAGACAAGAAACGTTCTGTCCTGGCTGCCTCATCTAATAAATTTACTACGTTAGAGAATGCGTATACAGCGGTTTTAAGTTGAGCTTCAGTTGTCATAGTTTCCATTTTGATAAGTGTAAATATTCTGTTTAACTTTATTGAAACCTTTATTGGAATAGTTCTTGGTAAACTTTATGCTCTCCAGGAAAAATTTGTATCTTGGCATATCAAAGTAAGTAAAATTCTTATGAGTGATGAGTGGTTTGTAATCTATATTTAAGAGCGCCAGGCGTTGCATTGCTTCTTTTATTTTTGGCAAAGGAACAATCATGTGGTCCGCACAATCAATCATTCTTACAAACGGAGTTAATCTTTTAAGATCATAGTTCTTGCAAAGATAAGAATATAATTTGAAATCAAATGATGACATTTTAAGATCAAATATTTTAGGATCACTTATGTAGAATTGGCGCAAACTGCTTCCTCCTATTGGCTCTCATATCTTCTCTTAATTTCTTTTTAAAAAATTCTTGGTTTGGACAATCTGGAAAATGTTTAACTTGCTGATACTCCAGGAACTGAAGCCATTGATCAGGATCTAATAATTCAGGCTCTGATGCAAAACCATTTTTATAATCTGGAGCTATCTTTTTGATATGAACATGGATCATCATGTCTCCGACCAATTTATACCAAACTATGTACGCTGGTATCCCAGCCATTTCGGCTAGTTGTTTCGTTACCTTGTGAGGTTTATTGTATCCTTGACCATTGTTAAATACAGTCTCAGCTAAGAAAAGTGGCTTAGAACAAGCATTACAAGTCGAAACCTGGTCAATGTCCGAAAATCCCAGTATTCCATGCTGCTGGCGATGCCACGAACTGTATCCAGAGAACTTTACACCAGTAAAATAGACCTTTTTAACCATATATATAGCCTTTAAACGACTAAAATAGATAAACAAGGATTATTTTACTTAAAGTAGAATTTTAGCATTGTTATTATACTATAAAAGCTTATATCTAATTTATGTTTAGAATTAGAATTGTAAAAGATTTTCCTGGTATTGGATCTATCAAAACAATGAAAGTTGAAAGATATGCAACATCATTATTAGGTGGCATTCAAGCTGATGTAACTTTTACGTATTCAAATAAAAAAGTTATTTTAATTTCTGGTGATGACAAAGATGTTTATCAAGAAAGTTTAAAAAGAATTTCATTAATTAAAAATCCTCTTAAAGCAAAACAAATGGCTGAGGTATTTAACGAACAATATAGACGTACAGATGTTCAACCAAGAGCTAGATTAGGTAAAGGCTTAAATAAACTTATAGAAG